GTTTCAGGCAGCAGCCGGACCGTCAGAGTCTCGCCCGCCGCCCAGCTTTCTTCAGTTATCCGCGCGTCCTCGTCGAAGAAGATCACCGGCGTATCTGCCACGTGCGCGCGGGGCACGGTGTCGAGGCAACCCCGGCCCACGGTAATAGCCGTGGGCGTGATACCGTCGATGCGCACCAATTCGCCGCCGAGGCTGGCCAGCGTGCCAATCCCCACCTCGCCGATGTCGCGCCAGCCGGTGACAGGGATGACCCGCGCCTCCGGGTGGTCCGACAGGTCGGCCGCCAGCAACGCCGTTGGCGCGAAGGCGACCACGCCTTCCTGAGCAGGGCCGGTGCCGGGATCGATCCAGAGTTCCGCCACCAGCGCATCGGCACTGGGGCGCTCGCCGGTGGCCACCAGCGCACCTGCGTCCGGATCGTCCGTAAGAATGCGGTCGGCCTCGCTGTGGCCCAATTCGCGCACCAGAAGCCAATACGGGGCCTCCGAGACCATGCGCCGGGCCAACGCCCGTGGCGGAGCGGCGACGCCAGTACCAGATGGCATCCGGCCGCCTGCGATGGCCGGTGGACCCCCAGCGCAAAGACGTCCTCAGCGAGCTTGAGACGGATGCCGTTGTCGCGCCCGTCGCCCTGTCCGATCTCCGACAGGCGCATGACCACGTCGTTGAGGCCCAGCCGGGCCGAGCGCAGACGGATCACATCGCCGGGGCCAAGATCAGCGCCCTCGCGGTTCACCACGATCTCGCCCGTGAGCAGCGGCACCGACAGCGCCCGCAGGTCGCGCTCGGCCACACGGATCGCCAGCCCCTGGTAGCGAATGCCGGGATAGTCGAGCGTGGTCGCGATCACCTCGCCCATGGCCTGCACGCGCGCCGTGTCGGTGACGCTGACCGCCCCCGTGTCGTCCGTCCAGGCATCGGTGAAGCGCACCGTGACGCTGTTGACGAGGTCCGACGGCGCGCGCCGCCCCAGCCGGCCCCAGTCGACGACATTGGTTTCGTCAAACAGAGGCAGCGCGCTGGCGGTGTAGTCCGCCCGGATGAGCCTGATCTCCCAGAGCCCGGTGCGCCGGTCGATGAAGAGCGTGGCGTCAATATGGTCGAGGACGCTGCCGATGAAGTCCTCGATTGAACTGTCCTGCTGCCAGATCAGCGACAGGCCGAAGCCTTCGGTGTAGAGCGTATCCGCAGCTGCGACAAAACTCGTGCCGATCTCGACGGTCGAATAGCCCAGACCCCAGTCGCGGTTGGTGAGGCATTCGCGGATAATGTGCGCCGGGTTCATGTCTGGCCCGTTACCAAACGCCCCGCGCAGGGAGGCCACCAGCGCCTCGGGATTGCCAGGCGGGATCACCGGCACGCCGTCCACAGGCGTGTTGTCGATGCGCGCGGTGTAGGTCGTGTCCGCAAGCGCAATGTTGAAGCCGAAGATGTCGGCGGGCGGCAGGCTGGCGATGATCGCCAGCGCCGCATCGACCGAAGAGGCGGGCCATGGCTCGCCATCGGTGATGAAGATGACGATGCGGCGCCTCAAACCCCCGCCCGCGAAAAACGCCCCTGCCTGCGAAAAGGCCGCGTCGAAACTCGTGCCCCCCGACGTGCTGTTCGACAGCGCCAGCATCCAGGCCTCGAGTGCCTCGTAATCCTCGGACTCCATGTTGCGTCGTTCGATCGCGCCTGCCACGCTCGCGTTCCAGAGCACGATGCGGATATCGTTTGGCAGGTCGGGATCGACGCTGGCGCCGATCTCGCGGATCAGCGCCGCGACGCCCGCCTTCTGCGCGGCCATCCGCGTTCCCGACATCGAGCCTGAGACGTCGAGCGTGATGTAGATCGCCGCGTCCGAGATGTTGGCCTCCGGCACGATCGGAGCCTTCTCGGGATACCACTGCGCCGTCCCGGCCTCACCGATCAGCACGCGCGTGACGCGCACGGCCCATGGCTTGAGGTAGGGATTGATGCCAAGATAGACTTGCCGCAGCACAAGGCTGCAGAGCCCGCGATAGCCGGGCACATCCCCGTTCATGCGTGCGGCCAGATAGTCGTTCTGCCCTTGACCCGGGCCGCCCATCAGCACGTCGACACCGCCGACAATCCCGCCCTCGCGACTTTCGCCACCGAAGAGGTCCGGCTTGTCGATGCGGATACGCCCGCCACCGGCACCTGCGTTGCTGGCGGTGCTGGTGGCCTCAAACACCTCGACCGACTGCGCCGGAAAACTCAGCGCCTCAGGCAGGACAGACCAGGACGTCACATTGGTGGCGGCGTTGAAACTGACGCTGCGCAGCGTGATGGTCTGGCGCGTGCCATTGGCAAGTTGAAGCCGGTAGTCCCGGCCGATGCGCACTCCCGCCCGCGTGCCCGAAAAGGTGATCGTCGCACCGGTATCGCCTGCCAAGGCTGCAGTGGCGGCCATGCCGGCCACCGTGCCGATCCGCGTCTCCACGGCTGCGCCCCCGCCAGAGACGCCACTGCCGGTCGTTACCGACCAGGCCGTGCGGCGATCGACGAGGATCTCGCGGATGGCATCGATCGGCCCGTGGCAAAGGGCGAGATGCATTCCCAGCGAATAGCGGAAGCCAACGGTCTGTTTCTTGCTACCGCCCATGGTCGGCCTCCGTCCTGCCATGGACGACGGTTGAGCCAGTCGTTTCGCGAGACGCTGCGCCCGCCGCCTGGCGTCGCTCTGCGGCGGCGATCACCGGCTCGATCAGCGCGTCGCCGGTCGCGCGCAGCCTTTCGGCCTCGATGCCGTGGGCGAGGAACACCTGCCAGTCGAGCCCGTGGCGGCGGAACCACGGCCGCACGCCCGCGAGGCAATAGCGGGCATCGCGCAGATCCTGAATCGTCACGCGGGTCACTTCTTGCCACCTTTCTTCTTGATCGGGTCCACCTTCAGATCGCCAGCCCAGACCACGTTGGGTCCGGTGATCAGCACAGTCCCGAACACCACCGGGATTGGCCGGCCTTCCTCGGCGGTGGGCAGCGAGAATTCGTCCAGCCCCGCCGCCTGCGGCTTCTCGACCTTGGGGCGCGGGCTCAGCGCATAGGAAATCGCCGAGAGCACCAGCCCAAGAACGAGCCGCGCGATGAAGGTCCAGACCATGGGGGAATGCCGTTTGCGGGTTGGCGACGCATGAGCGCGTCAGACGATGGAGCCGCCCCCGAGCGGGTTGCGACCGGGGATCTCGGGGAAGCCCCCGAAGTTGGCGAGGTTGCCGAACTTCGCGGTGCAGGTGGCGGCGCGCAGATCGCAGCCCGGGGCGATGTCGGCCAGAACAGGCAGGGGATCACCTGTGTCTGGGTCGATTTCTGGCGTGGCGAGCGCCGCTGCCAGGTCCGGAATCGGGCGCGAGAGCGTGAGGGTGGCCCCGGTATGGCCCGTGAGGAAGCCAAGCTGCGCGCCAAGGCGCAGCACCCCGCCGCGGAACCAGCCATCGGGCTGCCCGGTCGCCTCGGGGATCGTCACGCTCAGGGCGTTGGCCGATATGGCCGTCACCGTGCCAGTCAGCCAATACAGCGCGATATCGAGCCCACAGCCGCGCCCGTAGAGCGCATGGCGACAAAGCCTTTGGTACTTCGCCCGCACACCGGCGCGGCGCAGGGTGCTGAAGATCGACTCGGCCTGCAGGAGGATGCGCTGCCCCTCGACCTCGGCGCCCACGACACGGCCTTTCCAATGCGCGACCGTCTCGCCCAGCACCTGCTCGTGGCCCCGGAAGATAGTCAGCGTAATGGGCGTGCTGCCCAGCGGCGCGAGAAAGCGCCGCGCGAAGGGATGCGAGAGTGGCCAGGTCAGCTCCAGCCGCCCGCGTTCAATCTCGCTCGTCTGCACCACGTCGCCATGGGCCACGGCCGCGGGCTCCCACGTGATCGCCGTCCCGCCGCTCCCCGCACTGGTCAAGGCCGTAGCGCGGCTGGTGAAACGCCAGATCTGATCGCCTTCCACGAACTGGTAGAGGAAATAGGGCTGACCCTCGGCGACCGAGGACTCGATGCTGGCATAGGTCATGCAGGCACCTCGATGACAGGCAGCGTTACCTCGCTGGCGACAGCGCCATGCTGGATCTCGACGCGGTCGGCATCCGCGCGCATCGCGGTCAGGAAATGCACCTTGGTTGCGAGCGGGACCGGCTCGCCGAGGTCGGAGCTGATAGTGAGGCGGTGGTTGGCCCCCTCGGCGATGGCGGCGGTGATGGTCCGAAACCGCAGCGCGCCGGGCATCTCCGAGCATGATCCGGCGGCCGACATAGGCATCCAGCCGCGCGACCGGCGCCACGCGCATCNNGACCGATCCCGTGGTCATGGCCGCGCGCAGTTGCAACTCGTGCCCCCAGGTTGGCAACCAGAAGCTGGCCTGGCGTCCGCGCAGCGACGAGATCCAGCGGCGGAGGGCCCAGCGCGCGGCCGGGCCTTGGGCCTTCAGCGTGATGGCCTCACTGCGTTCAAACACGTCGCGCATCGGCTCGACCACCACCGGGCCGAAGCCGTTGTCGACATATTCGACCGCGCGGCGGAGGTTGGCGGCGAGGGGCCGGCGCATAAGGCTCGGGTCGGTCTGGACCGGGCGACCGAGATAACTTGGCAGGGTCGGGGCGGCGATGTCCGGGGCATCGCGCAGCAGGAAGCTGACGGTGACCGTGCCATCACTTTGCCTCCGGCGCGCGATCTCGATGGCGGAGGTCAGCATGCCAGCGCGGACCGGCGCGGCCGTGATCCGCCGCGCCGCTACGGTCGGGCTGGGCAACTGCAGAACCAGCGGGTCAGCCAGGATCAGCCGATCCACCTGAACAGCGGCAATCGCCACGGGCGCTGCATCACTCCCATCCACTGCAATGCCTGCCAACCCGCCGCTGCGGAAATCCGACACGCCCGTGTCGAGCAGGATCTCGGTTGCGCCTTGCACCAGATCGGCGTGCGGCTGCAGCGCCAGGTGCCACAGCGGCACATGCCAGTCGCCCGCGAACCCGGTCCGCGCCAGTTCCGCAGCTCTCGCCATGCCCAGCGCGTCCAGCCGGTGCCGGAGCGTGACAATCTCGCGCGGGCGGGGCCGGAGGGCGATGCGCTGTTCGCCTGCGCGCGATGTCAGCACATCGGTGCGCCATTCCAGCACCTCGCTGATCTCCTGCGCTGCCGGAAACGGCCAGAGCGGGGGCTCGTCAGCCAGATCAGGCATTCAGCGCACTCCGGTTGCGACGGATGACGTTCAGGATTGCCCGCTCGCCCGAGGGCGTGGCGAGATAGTCGCCGACCACCGACGGGTCGAGGACGTTGATGATGCGGGTCGACATATCCGGGCCCGACGATTGGCCGGGATCCCGGTTCATCTCGACGCCAAGCCGCCCATCGCGCCCGCGCCGCAGCGGCAGGATCGCCTCGGGCCCAGCCTCGCCCATCAGCCCGATGCCGCGGGCGAAGGGAAACACCGTCGGCCGGTTGACCACGCCGCCCCGGGCGAAGGCCGTCAATTCCTGACCACCAGCGAACACCCCGCCGCGCGCAAAGCCGAAGAGGCTCGCGAAAAAACCGCCGCCGCCGCCCATGCCCCCGAGCGCCCGCATGATCGCGTTCTCGATGGGCTTGAAGGCCAGTTCGATCAGCCGGTTCGCGAGGTTCTGGGCGATCCTCGAGATCGCACTGGCAAAGGTCTCCCAGGTGAACTCGCCCGATTTCAGCGCATCCTTGATGGGACCGACGATGTCTTGTGCCAGCCCTTGGGCGATCTCGCGCGAGCGTTCTTGCGCTGCACGGACCGCCTCGGCGGTGGCCTCCCAGGCATTGCGCGCGGTGTCTGCGGCCTCGCGCAGCGCCTGACCCGCCCCGCGACCGGCCCCGCCCGCCCGGTTCGCCGCCTCGCCTGTGGCGTCCAGCGCCTCCTCGAGACCCTCGGCGGCGGTGCGCGCACCCGTGAGCGCGGCCTCGGCCTCCATGCCCGACGCAGCGACGGCTTCGCGCAGGGCGGCCACGGATTCGAGCGGTGCGGTGGCCGCCTCGACGACACCGGCCATGGTCGCCCGCAGGGCCTCGGCCTGACCACGCGCCTCTTCGGCATACGCGCCCAGCCCGAGGTCGGGCATCGTGATGGGCTCGGCAGTGAACGCCGCCTGAAACGCCGCCCGGGCCTGCGTCCCCGCATCCGCGGCCGACCTTTGATACGGATTGTCGATCCGGCCAAGCTCCAGATTGCCGATCAGCGAAATGCGCCGCTCGATGCCCAGTACCTCGAGCCCGGCGTTGATCCCCTCCAGAAACCCGTTGATGCGCTGGCCGACGCCATTCAACATCGCCTCGACGCCCGCGATCAGCGCGTTCGCCGCCTGGAAGGCAAAATCCCCGATCGCGGCAGGCAGCGCGCCCCAGAGGACCTTGATCGCCTCAAACGCCCCTTGAAAGGTGTTCAGTGCCGCGCTTCCGAACCCCACCACTGCTTCGAGCGAAGTCTGCAACGCCTCGGCGATGGCGGCCTTTATATCAGCCCAGCTGGCCATGATCGCGAGCCCCATGGCGATAGCACCCAGCTGCATGCGCTCCCACACCTCGCGGGCGAGATCGCCCAGAAGCGAGAGCGCGTTGCCAAACCCGCCCGCACCGCGCACGAGCCGCCCAAACCAATGGATCAGTTCTCCTGCAGCCACAACGAGGCCGATGAGTGGCAGACGCAGCAGCGCGCCGCGAAGGATCACCAGCGCCATGGCTAGCCCCCTGACAGAGGCAGCAGCCGCGATCTTGGCCGCGACGAACCGTCCCGCCATCAACGCGGCGATTCCTGTCGCATAGGCTGTCAGCCGCCCAAGATTCTCGAAAAGCGTGCGGATGGCGATGCCAAGCGGTCCGGTGGTGCGCGCGACCGCAGCCAGTGCATCGGCCACGGCCTCCAGCGCCGGGGCGGCAGCGACGGCAAGCTGGTTCGAGAGCCCCCGCCAGATCAAGCCCAGCCGCGAGATCGCGTCATTGGTCCGCTCGATCTGGGCGGCATCCTGATCGGACACCACCACCCCGAAATCGCGCACGTCCTGCGTGGCCTGGCGCAGCGTTGCTGTGTCGATGCGGGTGAAGACCAGGGCCGCGCGATCGCCAAAGAGCTGCGAGGCGACGGCGGCGCGCTGCGCTTCCGGTACGAACTCCGCCAGCCGGTCCTGGATCAGCGCGATACGCTGGTCCAGAGGCAGCGCCTGCAACTCGGCGGCGGACAGACGCAGGCGGGTCAGCGCGTCCACGGCAGGGCCGGTTCCGGCGGCAGCCTGCGACAGCCGCCGCGTCAGTTGCATCGCGGCCTGTTCGACCTGACCCATCGAGACACCCGCCAGATCGCCCGCGCGCTCAAGCACCTGAATGCTTTCCACCGTGGTGTCGAGCGAGGCGGCGAGCTTAGCTTGCGCATCGACCGTCTGCAGCCCCGAGCGGATCATCGCCGTGGCCGTCGCCGCAATCGCTGCTGCCGCTGCGGCCATCGCCACGCGGGCCCGGCGTGCAAAGGCAGCCAGCCTGGCGTTGGCGCCTTCCATTTCGCGCGATAGCCGGCCAAAGCCACGCGATCCAGCCTCGCCGACGCCTTCCAGCTCCGCCTTCACCTGACGCCCACCGGTGGCCGAGAGGCGCACGCTGACGCGTTTTTCTGTCATCGGTCAGCCTCCCTGCTGCCATCCATCTGCTGATTGAGATGCCGCGCCAACACCGCCTCGATGACGGGCAGGAATTCGACCGCTGCGCGTCTATCCACGCCCAGCGCTTCGCCCATGAGCAGTGCGGCACTCATGTCCCAGCCCAACACCACGCCGGGGACCGCCCGGATCTGGCCACCCAGCCGCCCGGCCAGGTCCCAGACCTGCCAGCCTTCCAGAGTGTGGGGGGCATTCAGGACTTGCGGGCAGTCTTCGCAGCCGCCGCCGCGGCCCTCGCAGGGCGTGCACGCGGCACAGTAGCCTTCGCCCCCGCCGTAGACCCAAGTGGCGAGGGCGCGGAGGCGTTTTTTTCCTGCTCGAGCTCCAGACCCTTGGCGACATAGCCCATCTGGAACTTCTCGAAGATCGGCCAGATGTCGAGCAGTGCAGCGATTCCCTCAGGGCTAACTGGCACTGGCGCGCCCTCCGCGTCGCCCACACCCTCCCAGTCCAGGATGGCGCGGTCGGCCAGCACCTTGCCGAATATGACGGCGATCTCGTCGTCGCTGGTTCCTTCCGGCAAGCCGCGCACCACCGGGTCGCTGCGCGCAGCCACCATCAGCGCCGTGGTCAGAGGTTCGACCCGGACGCGGACGCCAAGGCCAAGGTCGAGCCAATACGGCTCGCGGGCGAGGTTCAGGCGCAACATGCTCAATAGTCCTCGATGGCGTTGATCAGGGTGACAGTGCACATGCGGCCCAGTATGGCGTCGCGCGCCGCTTGCCAGTCGAAGGTCGCCTGCACGCCCTGCGGCCCGGCGATCTCGATCCGCGGGCGCGGCAGATAGACGGCATGGGCCACCAGCGTGAGGCTTTCGCCCGAGGGCAGGGTATAGGCGAAGCTCATCTCGCAGGGATCGCCGTTGATCGCTTGCGTGACCAGAACCTGATCAGCGAAGCGGACCTCGATCCGCCCGGTCAGTGCGGCGATGCTGGGGTCCGCGCCATCGATCCGCCCGTCTGAGCGGATGGTTTCCACCCGGTCGAGATTGTTGGCATAGGTGATCTCGGCCGAGACGATGTTGCCCAGCGCCGCCCCGTTGCGTGTGATCGCGCCGTTGAAATGGCCGAACCGCTGGAGGGCCAACTCGGCCAGGGTCCCTGCTGCAGAGGTGGTGGCCACAGCCTCGCCCTGCGCCACGAGGCTGGCTGTCGCCGTCAGCAGCCCCGAGCGCTGCATCTGCCAGCTGAGCGTGTCGAGCACGCAGCCCGAATACATCGCAAAGCGCGGCACCTCGGGCATGCCGGTCTCGATCGACATCGACGGCAGGGTCCATCCGCCCGAACGAAACTCGTGGGTATAGGGTGCAGCGGTGCCGGTCGTCGTGGGATTACCAAAGGCGGCCTTCAGCCAGACGCCGAACGCCTGCGCATCGATCGGCACGACCAGATTGCCATCGGCTGTCACCGCATCCTTGATCGGCGGCAGAGGGTCGCGGCCATAGCCCAAGAGCTCGCTGTTCAGCAGCGGCTGTTCGGCGCCCAGCGTGGCGCTGGCAAAGGGCATCCGCACAAAACCGCTCGCGGGCGGCGTGCCATATGTTGTCTCGAACGCAAGCGCCATCTGCGCCCGCGCACCTTGCGCACGTGCCATGGGGGTCTCCTCAAATTGTCGGGTGGGTCAGGCCAAGGGGTCGGCTGTGGAATAATGGAGGACGATGGGTATCACGGCCGCCTTCAGGCTGGCCGCACCGTCAACGGGCAGATCGACCGGGCGCGGCGCTTCGGCCTCCACCCAATCACAGCGCCCGCCCAGCGTGCGGTCTGCGGAGATCACCGCGCCGATGCTGGCACAGAGCGCGGCAAAGGTTGTGTCACGATCTGCGCCTTGCACCACCGCCTCGATCTCGGCGCGGTGCTGATAGTGATAGCGCAAGGGCGACATCGTGACGCCCGGCTCCCCCGGCTCGCCATCGCGCAGGATCATAAGCCCCGCGGCGGGCACGCGCTCGGGCAGGACCTCGCCGCGCAGCACCGGCACATGCGACACCGTGCGCAACAGGTCCGCCAGGGCGGTGAGGATGGTTTCGCGCGGGGTCATCCGACCTTTCCTTCCAGCCAGTTTGCCACGATCGCACCCGGCAAGGCGTCCTGCGCCCGCTCCGCATCCCGCGCAAGATCCAGCCGTTTGGGCAGCTTCACCTGCGGCACCAGCAAGAAGATCGGCACGGTCGTCACGCCACGGCCGGTGCTCGATCTGCTGGCCACGGCGCGGCCTCGCGTGTTCAGCCGCCCCTCGGCCACCAGAAGGCTGGGGCCGGTGCGCCGATAGACGAAGCGCAGGCGCAGCCCCGAGCGCCGTTCCCATTCCCCGGGCGTGATCCGACCGCCGCGGGCAGACTTGCCTGCGGCCGGCGTCGGGATGGCCAGCCAGAACCCGTTTTTCGAGCGGATCAGCGGCCCTGTATCGTGCGCGCCAATGATGACCGGGGCCTTGGACCAGACCACCGCTGCCGCGTTCAGGCTTGGCCTGCCTTTCGGGAACGGCTCCGAGCGGATCGTGTTGGCGAGCCTCTGACCCAGTCCCGCGCCGGTGATCTGCCCGCGCCAGGCGGATTTAACGCCAGTGCCCGCCTCGTTTACCGCCTTGCTGACGGCCCTTTCGCCCGCCTTGATCTCAGCCGCCATCATGGCGACCAGGTCAGGTGTGATGTCGAGTTTCAGCTTCATCGCGTTCACGCCGGGCGCAGGTTGACGGTCCAGACCAGCCGTTCGCGGTCGCGGACAGGCTCTCCCTGGATGAGAAACGCCTCGCCCTCGATCTCGATGCGGTCGCCCGGGCGGGGCCCTGGCACCTCTGCCACACGCAGATCAACGCGTGTGGTTTCCGACCAGAGCCGCGCGTCGCCAAAGCCCGTGACATCATCCGCCCGGCGCGTGACCGCGCGGATGAGCTGGGGTGCGCCACCCTCCGCTATGTAGACGGCCTCGCGGGCGATGTTGCCGTCGGCGAATAACCCGTCAATGGCGGCGGCAAAGGCGTTCATCACGTCCGTCTTGCGCTGCGCAGCACCTGCGGACGGGTGCAGATCGGCAGCGGGTTGCTCTCTATCTCGAGGCGTACCCATTCGTCGCGGTCGCGGTCCGGGATCATGCGTGCGTAGAGCGGGAGGCCGACGGTGTTGACCGTCTCGAAGGTGTCGGCAGGGGCGTAGTAGATCTCGAAGAGCCCCTCGACGCCTTCGGGATAGAAGATCGCCTTGTCGGTCGGAACCCCAAAGCCGAGCCCGCCCCTATAGCGGCGGAAGGTGATGCCGCCGAAGCTGACCTCCTCGCCCACGCGACCGCGCAGATCGGCGGCGGCTGCCGTATTGAGGTAGGTCTCGCGCACCTCCTTGTGCGCCACCAGATCGGCGAAGAAGGCCGAGCCGCATTCGGCGCGCAGCTGCACCGCCCCGGCAGCAAGCCCCCCGAGTGTGTCCTCGACGCTCTCGATCATCGCCTGGCAGCGTTTCCTGAGCGCACCCGAGCCCGGGGTGGCATTGTCGAGGTCGAAGTCCACCTCGGCGGCGGGGGTGATGTTGAACTCGGTGTAGTAATTGATCACCGTAGCCCCATCGCGCGGGTCCTTCACCACCCCCTGGATGCCGTTGAAGAGGTGGAATTCAAACGTTGCCTCGGCATCGTTGCGCAAACGGCCCAGCTTGCGCGCCACCTCGGTCTGGACCTGCTGGACGGCGGTTTCCGATCCGAAATCGCGGATGCCCTGGATCTCGGAGGCCCAAAGCACATCCTGCTTCTTGAACTGGCGCACGACAAAGGCGCGCATGTCGCGGCGCTCGGGGATCTGGCTCTCATAGGCCGAGCCGCGTTCGGAGAACGGAATAAGCTGCAGCGTGCCGTCGCGGCTTTCGATCATGACCGTCCGCGTGCGCACGCCACGGCTGCCGAAGAGCCCCGCACCGGACAGGATTGCAGGCTTGAAGGGGATGTTCTCGAGCGCGCGGGTCAGCTCGATGATGGAGAAGGCATCGCCTTCAAAGATGTCCATGGTGGCCATAGGGATGTCCTTTCAGTGGAAGGGTCAGCGCAGCACGATGCCGAGCGCGGCCAGCGCGGTGGTGGCGGTGGCGATCTGCGCCTCGGTGGCGGCCTCGGGCCAAGTGATTTCGTGGGGGTTGACGATAGCCGGGCCGCGGATCAGCACCACGCCGGGAGCATCGGCATCCGTGGCGTCAGCGTGACCCCAGAGGATCCCGGCGGCATTCTGGCTGCCGTTGGAGGCCCCGGGCGCAAGCGTCGTGTATTTGCCCCCGGTGGTGATCTTGCCCAGCACCGTGCCGGGGGCGAGCTTGCCTGCGCCCGAAGCAAGGGTGACAGTTTCGCGGGTATAATCCCGCAGGACCTCCCAGATCAGGAAGCCACCGGGATATTGGCCTTTCACAAGCGTGGTCATGGGGAATTACCCTTTCAGTTTGAAGGTGCGGGCGATGACATCGCCCCAGGGGCGGGCACTTGGGCCGGGCCCGGGTTGCGGATGGTGCGAGGTGATCTGCGGCTCGGCCTCGGCCTTGGCGGCCAGAAGCTTCGCGCGGACAGCCTCAATGCTGGCATCCTCTTCCAGAAACCGGCCCGCCATCTGCGGCTGGCCAGCCAGACGGCAGAGGTCGATCACCGAGCGGGCGTGGGCGATGGCCTCGGCGCGGATGGCGCTGGCATCGGGGGCAGTGTTGGCGGTTGCAACAGTGCTGGCGGGATCATCCGTCGCAGGGGTCTTGTCGTCCGCAGCATCGGTCTGCTCGGTCTGCGGTTTGGGCACAGGGCTGGTGTCTCGCGCAACATCGTTCTCGTCTGGAACGATGTCGCCGCCTGTTGCAGCACCTTCTGCGTCGACCAGCTCCGTCAGTGCATGTGGCGCATTGCGAAACCGGCCAATGTCGAAACTGGCAGCAATGCGCACCGGCTCTGCCATGCGCGTGGCCAGCCCCAGGTCCAACGCGTCCTTGGCGTCAAACCAGGTCTCGGCTGACATCAAGGTGGCGATCTCGTCCTCCGACCGGCCGGACCTTGCCGCGTAACCACGGATCATGCTGCCCGCGATCTTGTCCATCGTGGCGGCCATCTCGCGCATGTCGGTGGCAGTACCCATGACGATGCCGCTTGGGTCATGGATCATCAGGAAGGCGTTTTCCGGCATGACGATCTCGTCGCCAGCCATTGCCACATAGGAGGCTGCCGAGGCCGCAATTCCGTCGATCCAGACAGTGATCGTGCCCGCGTGCCTCGTCAGCGCATTGAAGATCGCCACTGCATCAAAGACCGAACCGCCCGGGCTATTGAGGCGCAGATCGATCGGCACCCCGTCCGGCAGTGCGCCCAGTTCGGCCAGAAACCCCTTGGCGCTGACGCCATATGCCCCGATTTCGTCATAGATCAGCACTTCCGCCCCGGAGGCCCGGGCACGGATCGTGTACCAGCTCTTCATCGTGTTACTCCTGTGAATTGACGCTGTCGTCGCCCGGACCCGGCCGCCGCGCAGGCGTGGCCCGCGCGCCTTGGGTTTCGCCGGGGCTGGTGCGGTAGCTGAGCCCCAGATCGGCGGCGCGTTTGGCATCCGCGGCATTCTCGCGGTCGACCTCTTCGACATCGTAGCCGGTGGCCTCGACCACCTTGCGCCGCGAGGTGATGCCCGCCTCCATCGCCAGCACCTGCGCCTGGATATCCTTCAGCGGATCGACCCAATCCCAGCGCGGCGGGATCCACTGCACCATGCGGGCGGCGGGCGGATCGGACAGATCAAGCCGCCCGGACAATTGCGCCATGTCGAGCCAGCGCGCCCAGATCGGCCGACACAGCTGATGCGCCATGACCCCGTGCTGCAACTGCTGCACACGGCGACGAAACTCAACCAGTTCCGCGCGCAGGCTTGAGTAGTTGGCCTGGCGCACATCGCCGGTGACCAGATGATACGGCAGCCCCAATGATGCCGACACTGCCAGGAGCGTGCGGTACTGGAACGCCTCATAGCCCCCGCCCACATCAGCGGGGCTGGAGAATTTCACATCCTCGCCCGGCAGCAGCACCTGCATGGTGCCAGGCTCGAGGCTGGCAATCGCAGCGCCATCAAGATCGGCCGCCCCTTCGCCCATCATGGGCTCTTCGGGGGCGGNCTTGGTAATAAAGCCCGCGAACATCGCGGCGGGTCTTCGTTGCGGTCCAGTTCCGCATCGTCATACTGATCGAGCAGGAACAGCCGCACCATGGCGGGCGCCACATGCGGCAGGCCCCGGATTTGTCCCGCATCGATGGGCCGGTAGATGTGCAGAACGTCCTCGGCCGGCACGCGCACCGTCTCCGGCACTGCGACGCGCTGATCCGTGCTGTCGCCAGGATGGCTGCGGCGGAAATGATAGGCCACGCGCCGCCCGATCAGGTCGAACTCGATCCCGCAGCGGATGCGGTTGCCATTGGCCGCTGTCTCGGTCTTCTCGAAGGGCAGCATCTCGGCTTGCAGCAACTGCATCTGTAGCGGGACCAAGAGCCCGTCTTCGGCTCGCCTCGGCCGCAGCCGCACGAAACATTCGCCCGCGACGAACATCTCCCGCGCGACCATGGCCTGCAGACCGTAGAAATCCGTCAGCCCGTCGGCATCGGCCTCATCGGTCCAGGCCAACCAGAGCTTTTGCACCCGGTCGCGCAAGGTCGCGTCCTCGATCAGCGACGAGGGCTTGATGCCATCACCCACCAGGTTCGAAGCGAAGGCTTCGCAGGCATTGGCCGCATAGCCATTGGTCACCACCAGTTCGCGCGCCCGGGCCAGAAGCCGCGGACCGCCCGAAGAAATCAGCGCATTGATGTTCTCCAAGGGCGGGTTCCAGCCGCGCAGGCGGCGCTGGGACATCGCCCCTTCAAGGCGCGCGTGCACGGCTGCGGGGCCGCTCTTGCGCACAGGTCGGCGGAACCGGTCAAACAGCCCCATGGATCACAGCCCCTTGGATGTGGTGACGCGCACTTGCCGCACGATGCGCCGCCCCTCGGCCGCCGCGATTTCGCGGTCCAGCGCTTCGATAGCGCGGTCGATTTCCGCCACTGAGCGGTAATCAACGGTCTTGCCGTCGTAGCTGACACGCGCCACGCCCGAGGCGCGCTGCGCAGACAAAGCATCGCGGCGGGCGCGAAGGTCAGTGAGTGTCGGCATCGTTCACCCCATGTAACTCGACCGCATGGTCCGCCGCCGCGCGGAGGGTCGTGGTGCTGCCGTGGCAGGCGCATCCGTTGCGGCAGGGCCAGTTTCCGCTGCCAGTTGCCGTTCCAACTCCTGCCATCGTCCGTCTGGCCAGCGATCCGCCCCTGCAATCCAGGCGGCAGCCCGCGCATAGACCCGGCAGTCCAGTGCCTCGTTGCGCTCGCGCAGCTTCTGCCATTCGAGCTTGGTGAAACCGCGCTTGCTCTTGACAGTGATCAGCTGCTCGGCGGTCAGCTGCATGAGCCATTCGCCGTCGGCCCATGTCGGCAGATGCACCGTTCCCGCGGGGAACGAGGCACCGGCCGTGATCTCTTCTGGCGTCGGCCGGTCCTGGCGCAGGAAGCGGTAGGTCTCGGCCTTGAAGGTCGAGGTCGCCACGGACCAGAGCCGCGCACCGCGCCGCAACCGCTTGCCGCCGATCGTGGCATCGACATAGGTCGGGCCCGTGACCGGGCTGGAACGGTTGAAGCCTTCGAGCCCTTTCACCGGCGCCACCTGCGCGAAGCCCACCTGCCGCGCCCAGCCATAGACCGCGCTCGTCTCGTAGCCGGTGTCGATGGCCAGCCGCGCGATTGTCATGTGCTCGCCGCTGGCGTGCTGCCACGTCCGGCCCAGCAGATCCGTCAGCTTCTGCCAGCAGGCCGGATCGTCGGGGCCGCCCTCGAGCACGATGTGATCGACCAGCCAGCTTTCCAGACCTCGGCCCCAGGCCCAGACATCCACCTCGATCCGGTCCTTCTGCACATCGGCCCCAGCGGTCACGAAGAGCCCTCCCGCAGGCACCGTGCCGGGTTTCCAGTCCTCGCGCCGTTCTGCCAGCCGCTGCCAGTCTGGGGCCTCGCCGGTCTCGAACCAGGTCTCGCCAAGGATCGTGTTGCGAAACGCCCGCATGGCCTCGTCATTGCCCTGTGCAGCCTCCCAGGCGCGCGCAATCCGGGCCCAGCTCAGCCAGCCGATCGGCGAGTAAAGCGCCGAGAGGTGATATCCGACCGTGTGGGGATCGGCCGATTGCGCCAGCGCGCGCCATTCCCCGGCGGCCAGCATCGCCGTCTTGTGGTGTTCAGCGATGGGCCGCTCGCAGCCCTCGCAGTGGTATTCCGCCGTCTCGGGCCGGCCCTTGTCCCAGCGCAGGCGTTCAAACCGCAGCCATTGGTTATGACCGCAATGCGGGCACGCCACATGATACCGCCGCTGGTCGCTGGCCTCGAACTCGCGCTCGATCCGGCTCAGCCCCCGGATCGTGGGTGTCGAGATCAGCAGCGCCTTGCGCCGATGTGCGAAGGTCAGGGAGCGGGCCTCGGCCAGGCTGACCGGATCGCCTTCCTCATCCGCCGAGGCCGGATAGGCATCGACCTCATCCAGAAACAGATAGCGCGCAGGCGTCGAGCGCAGCCCCACCGCCGAGTTGGCCCCGGTCATGATCAGGATGCCACCCGCGAACTCCTTGGACAGCATTGTGTTACCCGCGTCCCGCGAGCGCGCCGGTTTGACCCGCTCGCGCAGTTCGGGGCTTTCCTCGATCAGCGGGTCGATCCGCTGGCGCGAGTTGCGCTTGGCCAGTTCGACCGTCGGCTGGACCGCCAGCATGGGACCGGGCGCGTGGTGCATCACAAAGCCGATGAAGCAGTTGCCCGCTTCTGTCGCGCCCACCTGCGCGGCCTTCATGAACACCACCCGCTGAACGGGGCTTACGGGCGAGAGCGCATCCATGATCTCGCGCATATAGGGCGTGCGCGCCGTGCGATACCGCCCCGGTTCAGCCGATGCGCGCGATGACAGCCAGCGGTGCCGGTCGGCCCATTCCGAGACTGTCAGGTTCGGATCCGGCTGGATGCCGCGCGACCATTGGCGCAGCAGATCCCTGGCACCATCAAACCCGGTAACATCGTCACCCAAGACCAGTTCTGATCTCGGCCAGGCTGTCGAGTTGGGCGCGGACATGAGCTTCCAGAACCTTCTGCATCAGCGCCGCCTCCACTGTGATGCCGTCTCCCAATGTTGCGACCAGTTCTGACGCCATAAGTGCGGCGACACGCGCAGGCCATGTTATCCAGGCATCGCGCTCTTCGCGTGCCAGACGGAACATCAGCGTTTCCGCGCGCGCGCGGTCGACCATCTCGCCCTTCAGCTTTTGCAGCCGGATGCGGCGTTCCTGTGCTTTCAGCACTTCATTGGCCGTCTTGGCCTGCAGGAACGTCGTGCCACCACCCGTAACCGGGGCGGCCAGACCTTCTTCGCGCAGCGTTTCGCCGACCGATGCGACCGCCGCCTCGGGGACGGGTTTCAGCCTGGGCGTGGCGGGGCTGGCCACCGGCTGGCTGGACCTGGCTGCGCGTGATTTCGACGGGTCGGTCATCGCCGCGCGGCGCTGATCAGACGCCTCGGCATCAATGCTGCCATCGGCAAACAAGACCAGCCGTCCGGCTTCCTTGGCCTTCTGGATCGCCCCGCGCGACATGCCCACGTGGGCAGCGTATTGGCGTTCGCTCAGGCCCTGCATGGATTGGTCCGGCACAGGTTATAGCAATGATATTGCTGCGATTTCAGTTGATTACACTCTGCACCGGAGCGATTCTTGGACCAAGGATACGGGTGCATCGCAGCCCCAAGCCACCGCCAGAAAGGATCGACCATGACCATCGCCACCACCTCCGACACGACCCGCATCTTCATCGACCGCATCCGCTTCGTTCAGGCCATGAGCGTGGCTGCGCTGCAGGGCCACTTCAATGACCTGAACCTGAATTCCGAGGTCTTCGAGATGGCCGGCCGGATCGGGATCGACTGCCTGACCATTGAGCTGGCCGATGTCGTCCCGGTCCTGAAACAGCACGGGCTCATCTGAGCCCGCGCCGCCCGGAGGACGAACCATGCCCCGCCGCAAGCCCACCGATACCAACGCCGCCCGCGATGCCCTGCTGATGGACATCGCAGAACGGCACCTGTTCCTCGAAACCCTCGAGACCCGGAACTCCGACAGCCTCGATTTCCACGATACCGCCGTCTGGGCGATTCGTTCCGCGCTGGAGGCTGCCTTTGAGGCGGGCCGCCGCGCAGGGGCCAAAACCCCCCACCACCCCATCCTGAAAGGACATCACCATGAGCACGCGCGCGCAGATCGCCATCGAAGTCAGGCCCGGAGAATGGGCGCACACCTACGTGCATTACGACGGCTACCCGTCGCATATGCTGCCCGCGCTGGCGCCTTGGACGCCCGAGGACATCCTCGCCGCGAAGGAAATCCGGCAGGTGCGCGTCGAGGGGATCGAGGCCTTCGAGAGGCCCCGCGACCCTGTGATGCTGCCGCACCCGACCTGTCAGTTCTGCCACCTGTATGTCTGGCAGGACGGGGTTTGGGTCGAACTCGACCGTGAAACACACGCCCCCGAAGGAGCAACCCCATGACCCCCAATTGCCTGTCCGAGGGCGAAACCCTCGCCGACCTCGCCCGTCGCGAATGCGCTATCGGGTTTGATCTGCGCTTTTGCCGCAGCGTGGCGGTGTCCGAACATGACCGCGCCACCGAAACCTGCGATCCGACCGAGGCCGAGTTTGCGACGATTTATGCTCTCACCGATCTGGGCGAGGCCATTGCGATCCATGACGCCAACCTGACCAGCGCAGGCGCAGACGAGGTCGCCACCATCGCCCGCACACTATTCGTTGCCATCGTCAACGTCCGCCGCGACCCGCCCGACGCCGCCCAGCGCCATGAAGCGGAACAGGCTGCGCTGATCGATCCGGACCGCATCGCATGATTACAAAGCACTGAAATTGCTCTGATTTGCCTACGACAGTCGCCCGATCAGAGCGATGGTTGTCACAGGAAAACGATGCAACTCACCCGAAGGAACCCCGCCATGACCCGCCGCGCCACCGACAACACCAAAGCTATCGACGCTTTCCTCGCCGCCAAGGCCGAGATCGATACCATGCTGGAGCGGCTCGCCGCCCTCAGCGCTGACCATTTCGAGACCAGCCCCGACGAGATCCATTGGGGCCATGTCGGCACCCTGAACCATTACCGCGACCGCCTGCGCCAGATTTCGGACACCGCCTTCAAGGAGGGCGAACACGCCGAATAGCCCTGGCCCAACCGGGCCCCGCCCGCCAACTGGCGGGCTTCAGGGCGTAGGAGGCACGCGATGATCGCAGCCCCGAACCGGAGCCAAACCATGACGCAGATCACCCTCACCGATACACAATCCGTCATCCTGTCCACCGCCTGCGCCCGCGAGGACGCGATGGTCTTTCCCGTCACCGCCCGCCTCAAGGGGGGCGCAGTTGGCAATGTGTGCAAGAGCCTGCTGAAGCGCGGGCTGCTCGAGGAAATCCCCGCCACCGACCTCAACACCGTCTGGCGGCATGACGAGGAACGTGGCCCGATCACCCTGCGCGCGACGCTGCTGGCGCATCAGGCGCTGGGGATTGCTGACCCTCTCGCAGCGGACACCGCGTCCGGCAAACCAACACCAAGCTATGCCATCCGCTCGCGCAGCGGCACCAAGCAGGAAACTGTCATCGCGCTCCTGAAATCCGAAGCCGGGGCGACCATCGAAGAGCTCATGGCCGCCACTAGCTGGGCGGGCCATACCACGAGGGGGTTCCTCTCCGGTGCCTTGAAGAAAAAGCTCGGGCTGACCATCACCTCGAACAAGATCGACGGGCGCGGGCGTGTTTACAAAATCGCACAGATTGAGCCAGCATGAGTACCCAGATCCTGCGGATGCGCGAAGTCATCCAGCGCATCGGCCTTTCGCGCAGCACCATCTACAAGCTCATGGAAAACAACGACTTTCTAAAGCCAATGAAACTTGGTGCGCAAGCGATTGGATGGCGCGGCACCGATATCGAGATGTGGATATCAAGTCGCCCCATTTCTCCCATCGGAAGTCCCGTATCCAAAAGAAAGAAGTCATCGCGCGATTTATAGCGGTGGGCCTACCTGAACACCAAAGTCGCCGTCTTTGGCGAGGCGGCGGCACATCAAATACGTCCCACATGCTCGAACAGCCTTCGCAGGACATAGGACCGCGAGATGCTTACAACGACGAACACTGCGCCTATCTTCATGTTCTGCGCCAGCGTCGCGTGCAATCCGAAAACCGGGAAGATCAGGATCTGGGTGATCACCGCCAGAATATAACCCAAGATCACGTTGGTGGCGGATTCGATCAACGACATGGCGCGCGATTGCTTCATAACAACACCTCATCCATCGGCCAACAATTCAGCCGCCAAAGTTCGCAGCGCATGCGCTGCAACCAGCGGGACCACTCCGTTGCCACAGAGGCGAAGCCGGTCCACCCGGTGGGCCAGCCCATCAGCGCCTCGACGAACAGCGGGTTCAAGGTCCGGCGC